CGTTGTTCCTCAACGTTCTTCGCGTTTTGACGCGAAAAAACGTGATGATCACGCAATAAAAACGTGTTTAGTCTAAGTGAGACTTGAGACCCCGCGTCAGTAAGTAATACAGAGGTCTCAAGAGACCTCGGTGTTTTACTGACGCTCCAAATCCTCGCTAAAGCTCCGGTGTTATAGGGGTCCTATTTGGGTTGCACCGCAACCTCCTCGCTAAAGCTCCGGCTCTATTCTATACACCGATCTAACATGTTCTGTTTCGATTTTCGGTGTGTTGTTCACGCTACACCTGCCGGCTCCGCTACACAGGTGCTATGATGTTGGATAATTCGTAGTTTTTGGTGTGTTTTTTTTATTTTTTGTTAATTTTATATATATTTTTTTACAGCCAACGTTTTTATTTAAAAATCTTTAAAACATAAATCAAGAGCAAAATCAACGAAACCAATGGAAGTATCATCAGTTGTATCATTAGCATATCCTATGAATAAACACACTAAATTTTGTGTTTTACCATAGATACTACCCTCTTGCTTATACTGAAAATTCTTGGCTAACTTAATGTGTTCGATAAAATTAATATGAGTTCTAGAATCTACAACATTACTATTAACTTCATAAGTTTTATCTAACAACGTAGTGAAATTTTTAGGATTAACAATTGCTCTAGTTAACTGAGCATGAGTATTTTGTAAAAACATCTCAGTTCCATATAATCCTTGACCAATTGATGTATTCCCAATTTCATACGTAGTATATCCAACAATAATTCTATAGTTGTAACCCTTTGATTGAGTTCCACTAAAGAAATACCCTCGCAACTTCAAATAATCAAAATAAACTTGATCACCAACACGTTGTTGTGACGTAGTTCCTCTAATAATCATTTGAGAAGGGGTTATTGCTAGCATAGTATTATCATTAACTGTAACGCCAGCTTCATAAGTTAGATGTTTAGCCTCAGACATTCTCATAATCTCTTGTTTAACACTAACTTTCTTGCTTCCACCTTTCTTTGATCTCTTTCGTTTAGTGACAGTTCTCGACTTAGAATATCCCATCTTCAGATCTTGTTTAATTGGTAAAGAATTTTTAGAAGTATTCTCTGTCTTTGTAGATCCGAATCCTTTAAGCACACCGTAACCCATGGCAACAATACCTCCGTTGCTAACAACAGAGTTCAGTTTATTTGGAAACAGAATTGCCATTTTAGTTAAAGTTTTTTTATTGAAATTCCGTTATTTGTAACCGTCTAATTAAAGCTGACTTTGTTTCTTCATCTAATTCTGGATACCAATAATTAGGATGAATATTAGACGTTATCCAAATTTTTTCAGCTACCAATGGGGTGGATGATCCTTTGATCTCCACAAGCACAGGGTACCTATCGAGCCACCTGAGTATATGGGAGATGTCGATACCACCTCGAAATTCATCGATGACAACATTTCGTTGATCGCGATAACCATCCCAAAATTTGGTTCTCGGATCTTTAGGGTAAGCAGAAAAACCTGCTTCATCCCATGCGCGGCGAGATTTTCCAGTCCCAGTTCGGCCACAGAAGACGAAAACTTGTCGCTCCAAAGCAATTGGTGAGCTATAGTCTGAAGCGATAGTCCGTAATGTGCGGTAATGTTGTACTCGTACATTGGCTGGGATGTCGAGTACCGCACCGGACTTTGCTGCTTCCCAGATAGCATCCCAATCGGCGGCATTGTTTCGTTGGTGAGGCTTTCTCCCCAACTCGAACTGTGTTCCGGGGATTCGCGTTTCCTCTTTCCAGACATAGGCGTCTGCAGCCTCTGATCTGGACAGTTCCACGTGCCCGGTTGTTCCCAAAATTTCTCTGGCCATTCTAATGGAAACTTCTAAAATAAATTTATTTTATACTTTTCGTAAAAATGGCGAGTAATTGCCAATGTTTGTAGCCTGAGGCGCCTTCTTCTTGCTGACCCTTAAGGTAGGCGAGATGTTCTGGAAGTACCTCTGGTAATTCCCAGGCATCTCGGGGGATGGTGCATAGAAAATATCGACCTTGACGTCTTGTGGACATTGAAAAACTTCCTGATCTGGCTTGGGCTTGGGCATTTATAGATCAGGGGAACCCAGATCTATTTATACCCAAGTGGCTTGTGTGGCGTTGTTCCTCAACGTTCTTCGCGTTTTGACGCGAAAAAACGTGATGATCACGCAATAAAAACGTGTTTAGTCTAAGTGAGACTTGAGACCCCGCGTCAGTAAGTAATACAGAGGTCTCAA